TCAAAGTCGTGCCAGCGATTGTTCCTGTAAATATTGCACCACTATTATTAGTACTAAAATCTTGACTAGAAATTGTGTAACTTTTATTAATTGTGTAAGTTCCAGTACCACCAGAACCTGTGCCATTAGCAGTAATGACAGTTTCTAAATTAAGACCAATTCCGTATAGGGATTGACCAACTGTGATTGTGCCACTTTTAACTGAAGTTACTGTAAGCGTTGTCCCAGAAATGCTACCAATAAAAGAAGCTGTATTGGGCGTGGAAATGCGCCATGTATAACGATAAGCTCCGTCAACAATATAGACGTTTACACCGTTATCTGTAATGCCGACTTGCCCTGTTGCTGTGTTTAAAATGCCAATAACAAAAGGGGTAAATGCATAATTGATTGCATATACATAATAGCCACAAACAGCGATCATATATTGACCGCCTGACAAAGTTCTCATACCACGAACTTTTGCTTGATTTGGCAAGGCGACAACAGTTGTAAGACCTGGTGTAGGATATAAAGCAACTACTCCACGCTGACCAGGCTGTTTAGTAGGATCAACTTCTGTGCGCCAGTTGATACATTCCTCAGCATTTTGATAAATACTGGGGGCTACATACGATGCGCCTACAAAGCCAAAGTCAGCCATTATCTAAAGAAGCCTCCTGATAAAATCCATCCAGCATCTTTTTGACGGCTTGCCAACATCGCATCGGCAAAACGTGCTGATTGAACAGGGCGCATATTCGTGCGCTTGATTGTTGCTTTGGATTGTGCTGCAAAGCCATTAATCATCGCTATTTGCGTTGCTGATGCTTTGCCATACATAGGCATTAAACGCTCTGCCAAACACCATCTGAGAGCCATTGTGTAGCCTTGTGGCAGATTGATGACATCATAAATAGTCGTAAATTGACTAAATATGTTGTCAGCAAACATATGCATTTCGCCTTGTGATGGGTTAGGCCATACATAGATATTTCCTAACGATTCGCTTGGCTGATAGTAAAGAGCTTTAGGCCATGGGCCATTCAAAGTCTTTAAACCAATCATTTCATAATCTTCAACAGCCAAAATAGCGATTGGATAGTCTAATCCACCATTATTGATTGGAATACCATTAGAGTTGGTGTTAATACGGACAAACGCAGAACTAATTGTCAATGGTCGCTGATAGTAGCCATTGATTGTAGTGCTGGCGATAGTCTGTGGAATATTAACTAAATATGTTCCAGCTTCGTTGACATTGTTGCCTGCGCCTGTAAGCATCTGAACAATCGTAGTGCCAGGCAAAATACCTGTGCCACTAAGGGTTTGCCCTACTGTAATTGCGCCTGAACTAATACCAGTAATGGTTAAAGTCGTGCCACTAATTGAACCTGTAAAGATTGATCCAATTTGACCGCCTGGGCCGATGGTATATTGGGTTTGACCTGGCACGATAGGAAAGACGATCTCATTCTTATAATAGACCATCATATCTTCGTTAGACCATTGACCCAACATATCGTTGAGCATATCAAAAGCGTCTTGAACCGCATCAGGGCTAGGAGTTTCACCCGCTTCTAATGCGCCAATATCCTTTAATGCACGACTAATAATGTCGAGAGCTTGAGCCATAATTAAACTCCAACTTTAGCTCTTAATGCTGCAATTTCGTTAGCTTGTGTATTAACAGTTGCTGAAAGTTCTTGAATTGCTCCCACCAAATAAGCAAACATATCGTTTTGCCAACCAACAGATAACAGCTTATCGTCTGTAATAAATGGTTTTTGTTCTGCATTTGGAGTTAATGTATTAACGGCATTAGGAATAATGCTTTGCACTTCTTGAGCAATAAATCCTACTGTTGGCTCATTAACAGCATCGTAATTCCATGTATAGCTTACTGGTCGCAATGCGTTAATTTTTGCCAATGAACCAGTTAAATTAGACACATTAGACTTTAAGCGTGAATCAGAGATTGATCCCCATGAACCACCGCCCGTTTTAGAAGCTGTGCCATCTCCAGCGAGAATATAAGCTGTTTGACCCGATCCAGCATTATTAAAATTAAATACATATTGCTGAGAGCCTAAAGATGTAGAGCTTGCAGAATAATAAATTGAGTTATATTGATTGCCAGTTACAGAGCTATACCAGTTAATAGAATTGTTTTCTAAAATCATGCTAGTAGATGAGCTTGATCCACCAACATAGGTATAAGTGCTATTAAAGGTATTTGTGCCTGTAAATGTATTATTGCTGCTTAAAAGCGATGAGCTTGGACTTGCCCAAGTTCCATCATTTCTTAAGAAGGTGCTGGTTGATCCTGAAGGTGCGGGAATTTGGTAGCTATTCCATACAAAAGTACCAGATTGACCAAAACCAAAAACAGAGGTGTTATTAACTTGGAATCCAAGCGCATTGCTTCCGTTGTAATACATTCCAGTTGTTGCATTTCCAACAGTTACTGAATTTGATTGCAATGCAGCATAACCACCGCCAGCAGTATCAATTAAATAACCGCTTGTGGATGTCAAATTGGCATTTACAGTAACCGCAGCATTAAATGTATTTGTGCCTGTAAAAGTGTTATTTGATGCAAGAATTGAGCTACCGCCTGTACCGCTACCTGCTGGGGTAATCCATGTTCCAGCATTGCTTAAAAAGGTAGTTGTAGTGCCTGTAGGTGCTGGAATTGTGTAGCCATTCCAATCAATCGTAGAGTTAAGGGTCAAACCACCAGAAGTGATAGTGACATTCTTGGGAATAGTCACATTTTGTGATGCGTCAATATTAAGGGCTTGAACGCCATTAGTTTGTAATTGCAAAACACCGCTTGTGTCTGCTGTTTCTACGATTCCCGCTGAAGAAGCGTTGATTGTGGATGCCATTTTAGATTCCTATGTTTGGTTTAAATGTTGGTTTTACCCAGGGCAAACCACTTTTTGTGCTTTTTAGGGCTTGCAACTGATTTTCTAGATTCAATTTTATTGCATTTAACGATTCTTGCATATCTTCTTCTAACCATCTGAGAATAAGACGTTCTTCTGTTTCCTCAAATGCAATTTCATCGTGGGGTTGGCTGAAATAAAGCCTTCCTTGAGTTTCTACAGTATTTTCGCCATCAGACCCTATCATTAGATAGTCTGTAGCCACAATAGCCTTGCCATCATGGATAAGGTTAGTAATTTTTAATTCGTAGTTCATACATTAACAGTAAATGTGCCAGTAGAAGCTATTGTTGAATTACTTGTTCCAATTATTGTGGTAGCGGAAGCCGTTGTAGTAGATTCTATAGTTTTGGCAACCGCTTTTACTGTATAAACCACATTATTTTGAATATAAGGTTCTGTAGGCTGTAATTCTTGTGTTTCTTGGTCATAAATAACAAAACTTGATACAGGCAAGCACGAATACTGAGTATAAAAGTCAGCATTAGGCCCATTACTGGGAAAAGATGTATTTGGAAACAAAGACCGATAATCAGCTACTTGTTCTACTGTTTGTCCATTAACGATTGCAATTAACATAATTATTCCTTAGTAAGTCTTAAAAGTGTTGCTTTTCTTTAAATTTGCTTCTGCGTTCAATATTTGTAAATTGCTTTCAACATGAAGTCCGCAAACATTTTTATTCCTTAAAGGAATTATATGGTCTACATGATGTTTTACAAAAGGGTTAATAATATCCATGTATTTAGCAAATTTATAAATCATATCAATTTTATTTTTATCAGCCCAAGCTGGAGTTGCATTTAATTTAACAGCTTTTCTTTTTGCTGTATTAGCAACAATTAATGGCTTTCTTTCTTGATACCTTTGTTTATCAAATTCTCTTAAGTATTCACGATTATTTTCATGCCATTTTTTTGAATTAGCTACTAATCTAGCTTTTCTCTCTGGCAGTGCATTTTTCCAATAATCTCTTTTATATGCAGAATACTTCTCAGTTTTTTGATATTCCTTCATATAAGCATTTCTACAATCTTTGCAATCATAAGCCTTACCATCCGCATTTTTGCGGTTAGTAGTAAACCTATCTAAAGGTTTGACAATTTTACATTTAGAGCAAGTTTTCATGTCTAGTAGGTAGGCAAAGCTGCTGTAGGTGGTGTGAAGTTGCTTGTATAACGAGCATATCCATTAGTAATGCGAAGGTCATCTATGTAGCCGTTTAATTGATTTAATAAATTATATCCACCACAACCGATTGCTGGTCTATTTGCACCACATAAATAATTACTTGAATCAGAATAAGTGCTACCTTCTTGTGTTCCGTTTACAAATAATTTGGTAGAAGTTCCAGACCTACAAATTGCCACATGATACCAAGACCCAGTAGAAGGTGTAGTTGTTCCAGTAATTTGTTCTCCGTTATTTACATACCAAGCAAAAGTATTAGAGCCACCAATATAAATTAAAGGATAAGCACCAGTTGTAGATGTTGGATTAAATGAAATAATCTGTGGATTACCAGATATTGAATTGAAATTAACCCAAAACTCAATGGTAAATGCCCCTGTTCCAAAAGCATAATCTGCTGTTGAAGGAGGATTGCTTAATAAATAACTTCCACTACCATTAAAACTTAAACTTCCTGTCCCATACTTTTTAACACTT